ACCGTAGTATCCATTAAATGTGCCTGGACCAAAGTACTGCTGTTGCTCACCTCTTCTTATATCTAGAACTGAATCACCTGTAAGAATCTCTCCGTCTAAGTCAAATAATATGTTTTGATTATTATCTTGTAAGTATGCAGTAGCTGAGTTAGCACTTAGGTTCTCATGTAATGGATATAATACACCCTCAATGTTTACAGATATTCTTACGTAGTTAACATAATCTGGAGGCATAATCAACTTAAGATTATCACCCATTTGGATTTCAATAATCTTAAAGTTTCTAAGAGCATCATAAGTTATCTCTTGAATACCTCTCTTAGCATGAAATATAACCTCATGTCTCTTTACGTTGTTAAGCAACTTATCGTCACCTATGTTTATCAACATGAAGTTGTTTACAACATCATCCATAGATACAAACTGATAAGAACCCCAATTTAAATTATTTGGAGTGTTACCATTATTTGTATAGTACTGAAGATTATTTATATATGCCATACGTTAAAGTTTTTTCTGTGAGTCCTTAGTCTCTTCTGCATCCATAAGCTGAACGACATCATTCTCACCAATAGATACGCCAGCATACTGTAATATCTTAAGAGCTAACTCTGCTGAATCACTAAGAGGTAATTCAAAGTCTTGATAGTCAGCAGCTGACTGATTGAATACAGGCTCACCACCTGCTAGAACTTGCCATGTCCATTTAGGATCAAATGGATGTCTTACATAACTCATAACTACATTACTTGTAATTGTAGTTGGATAAACCTGTATACTTGCATTTGATGAGTTGTAGTCATTAAGTGTGTATACTGGATACTTAACTGTTGGTGCAGTAAGGTTAGAGTTAACTAAATATAATATCTTATTAAAAGCTACCTTCTCTATCTCTGTTGTGTTATTGTATGCAAGTCTAATTGAGTGGTACTGCTTAGGTGTAAGTAAGTTGTCGTCACCAGGTGCATAAAACTTTTCAGATACTGCATCATACCCTAATGTTAAGTCAACTAAAAATCTATCTATAACTTCACCCAATCTTTCAGGTATGTTTGAATATCCTGAGTTGTCAAGTCTAGCGTTTTGTTTATTTATATGATTGCTGTAATCGTAGAAGTATTGTTCGAATATCTCAAGTTGAGCTTGTCTAGCGAATAGATTGAACTCCTCTGGAGTAATGTACCCTCTATTGTCCTTGCTCAATACAGCCAATACCGTATTTCTAACTTCATTTATCATAATGCAAAGATAATAAAAAAAGGGTCAACAATGTGTCGACCCTCTTTAAGCTTAACAGATAAAACTATTATGCAACTGCAATACCAGAAACTGCGTAAGGTAGATTTGCTACTTCATAAGCAACAGAATACCAAGGAGTCTGCAAGGCAGCAACTACTGCGTTTTGAATAGCATCACGCATAGTCTCGTCTCCTGCTCCAGCAGTAGCATGTGTAATTGTAACTACATCTGTACCAGTACTTCCACCTTTATAAGCGATAGTAACTGTAGTAGTTGATGCTTGCTCAATTAAAACGATTCCAGTAGCAGAAACAAGTTGAAACTGCTCACTAGTTACAGGGATTTTTAAAAACTTCTCCATGTCTTTTTATTTTTTTTGGTTAGTAAAGTACAAAGATATAAAATATTATGATTCGTATTCTTTAGTTAGGAACATATAGAAATCTTGCCCATCTTCAGATTGCATCCATGCAGATAATGCACTCTCAGCACTTTCTCCCATAGGCACAGAGAACATTCGTTTTTTGTTGTCTTTTAAGTTATAATGAACATCACGACCACCATTTCTAACCGATACATATCCATCCTTGATTGCTCTGAAGGCCATGTCATCTACTGCTAGTTCTGGGTCATTGATTGCATTCATGAATTCCTCAGTGTAGTATTCAGCGATATTCATCACCTCCCACTTAAGTTCATTTAATGACATCTTCTCAGTATTCTTTTCAGTAAAGATTCTAATAACAGATGCCATCTTGTCAGGACTCAATGATCGTGCCTCAATCTTAGCGTCTAGAATTAAGTTCTCCATGTTAAGTTTTTCCTCAGCATCTTTAGCTGGATCCCATTCGTAGAATACATCTCCATTGCTTGGGTGTAAACTTAAGAACTCATAAAGAACTGGATTTGTGTCTGGCACTGTAAGTACCCCATCTTCAAAGATAATTGGCTCTAAAATAGAGTTCTCATCTTGCTCATCTTGAAATGGTGACGTTTGATTACTTGCATATCGCAGACTGCGATTTTTCTTTTTCTCTTCATCGAAGTGTAGTAGTCTTCTAGTAGGAAGATCTCTAGATTGAAGAATAAATGATACTGGTGATTTCTTGCTATTAAGCAAGAATGTTCTTGTTGTTTTCATTTGATTTTAATTTGAATTATAAGAAAAAATAGAGAGGGACACTGATGTCCCTCTCTAGGTTGTTTTTATTTGAAGATAAAGAAGTTGTTAGCTCCAAGTGTACACAACGCTCTTTCAGAAAGGAAGTGTACTTCCATTGCATCAAGATCGCTAGTTTGTGCTCCACCTGCTGAACCAGTCAACCAAGTCTTATACTTACGATTCTCGTTTGCTGTCTCACGGTAACGAACGTGCAAGAACGGACGAGTTGTGTTTTTACCAAGAACTTGGTCATAAACATTCGTTGATCCTGCTGGAACTAATACACCGTTAACAACACCACCTACTAGACCTCCACGAAGAGTAGCATCATTCAAGTACTTCCAATCAGACTTGTAGAAATCATAACCACCTCTACGGAATCCTGTGAATCCAAGATTGATTGCCATTTGCTCATCGTTATCGAATAGACCATAAGATGTACCACCAACTCCGTAAGAGTTTTGAGCAGCCAACATATCGTCAATATTCAAAGAGAATGTACGGTTAGCGAAGATAGTATTCTCAGCGATTGCACCTTGCTTATCTAAACGATTAAGAACTGTGTCGAAATCATTCAATGTAGAAGGAACACCACCTGACCATACGTTACCACGCTCTTCGATAGAAGAAAGTAAACCTTGAGATCCTTTGTTACCAACATCACCAGTTACAGCGATAGCTCCAGAACCTGCTTCAGCCTCAACGTGCTCAACCATCATCATTTCAAGGTAATCTTCGAAACGTAGACGAGTCTCATGCTTAGACTTCAAGTACCAAAGGTATCCCATTCCGTTATCACCTTCAACTTCGATCCATCCGATCTGAGCCATGTCAGAACCAGAGATAGCGAACTTGTCCTTGATGATGATAGGAGAAACTTCAAAGATATCAGTTTCAGCTTCCAAAGAACCTTGCATTCCGTTAGCTCCTTTTTTGAATTCAGAACCGTAAACGAAACAAGTAACTACCGCACCTAAAGCAAAAGTCTGACCACCTGCCTCATAGTAAGCAACTGTAAATGTAAGACCAGATACAGCTGTGATGATAGCTCTGTTAGCTACAGCAGAAGCGTTAGCTGAAATGAATACAGTCTGACCAATACGGAAGTTACAAGCTGTAATACCAGCATCAGCAACTGTCAATGTAGCTGTATCAGAAGTGATAGCCGCACCAGAAGTAACGTTAATATACTTAGTGTGAAGACGACCTTCTTCTGACCATTTAATCAAGTCAGAGTTAGAAGGGATTTCAGCACTCATGTTACGAAGGAAAGATCCGATAGAACGATCTCCATAACGTCCGAATTCTTTCTCCATTGTATCAGGTAGATACTGGTTTAAGAAATCGAAATTAGTAAGGTAGTTGCTCTGCAACGTAGCCTTTTTTGAACTTGGTTGTAACTCAAACGTAGGAGTTACCGATAATGAACCTGCCATTTTTTTTAGTTTTTAGTTTTTGTTTTTACTTTTTATTTTATACTCTATATTGTCTCCTTCTAAGGATCTAACAGTGAAGCCTTGCTTTGGTGTTACCGTTGTTGCAGGACGACCCATGTCTATATTCTTAGATTCAACAGCTATGTTTTCGACACCGTCCGATTTGCCCTTCTCATAAAAGAATTTAGCAAACTTATCTGGGTCTGTAGCAATGGTAATAGCTCTGTGAAAAAGTTCCGCATCTTTAACGTAACCGTCTTCATTTAAAAAGTTCTTAATGAACTTAGTAATATCTGACTGCTCCTTTATCGCCTTTGTATCTGACGGCTTGTAAACAACCTTGTTGTCATCGATATTAAATCCGAAACCTTCGAACTTATCTGAAAACAATTCATTTGTTTTAGCTTCAAAATACTCAGACCTTTTGCGTGCCTCCTGCTCAGATGTTGTTGCCTGTTGCTTATTTTGCTTATAAGATTCAAACTCATCCTTATCTTCATCTGGAACAAAACTCTTACTTGACTCAAGCGGAATTTTATACTGCTCCTTCTGACCTTCTAGATATTGCTTGGCTCTTTTTAGCTCTTGTTTTAATGCTAACTTTTTAGATTTGATATCTTTCTCATCATCGAAGTCTTCATCGTATGAAAGCTCTTCAATCTTAAATGAGATATCTTCATCATCAAACTCTGGATTTGAATTCTTATAGTATTCATATAAGACAGACTTTTCATCCATCTTATCGAAGTCCTTATTAAGTCTTACAAAATCCTCAATCCCTCTACCAGTATCTCGCTTAAACTTTAAAAAAGCAGCAGCGTCTTCAGGTAGTTCATCGTTAGCTTCTCTTTGCGCAAACAAATCATCTAAAGAGTTTATCTCTTTATTGTATCTGCTTCTGAGATGTGAAAGAACGTCCTCTTCTTTTATTTCATTAGTGACAGGTACTGCCTGTTCACTATTTATTACTGTCTCTTCAGTTACCTCAGCTATTGGCTCATCGGCTACTGACTCAGTTGCATCTCCTGCAACTTCTCTCTCGTGTCTATCTACGAGTTCTTGTTCGTGTTCAACTACAGACTTCTCTTCGAACTCTACAGCTCTAACTTTGAATTCACTCATTATATTTGATTTAATTTGTTACAAAATTAACTAAAAAAACAATATTAGCATTTTGGTGCTTTTGGCATCTTAAACTTAGGAACTCCTTTAGTCTTTATTGTCTTTGCTATAGAAGCCTTTTTAGGGCTAGGTGCTTTTATACTTTTCATGATCCTTTTATCCATTTCTTGCTTGGTGACGAAGTCTTACTAGGACTCCACTTAACTTTGTCTGCCCAGTAAGCAGCTGATAATTTTCCTTTTGATATATTCTTTGCGTGTCTACTTTTGAATGCCTCACGTTGTCCGACAGTCTGATTAGTCTTTACACCTTGCTGCCCGAAACGTATTGTCTTAATAGTATCACCAACCTTGGCAACTACAATATGAGATTTAGTTGGATGGCTAGGAGTCTTCTTCGGTTGATTAAAACCCTTAACTCCAGCTCGTTCTAATCTTGAATCTTTATTAATAGCCATTATCTATGTCTTTTTGTTTTTTCTTTTATACTCTTAGGTTGAGATACAAACTGTTTACCTTTTTTGTTTCCTTTTTCCTTGGCCTTATTCGTAGCTTCTTTTTCTTTTTCGCTTAATGAAGCCCAAGCTGACTTTGGTAGATATCTTTTCTTGCCTTCAGACTTTACCTCTTTTGACTTTCCTTTCTTTACATTGGAATATGTAGCAGAAGTCATCCACTCTTGATTAGTCCAATCCTTTAGGCTTTTTTGAGAAGCTTTCATTTATTTTCCAATTGAAATATAACGTTTTTACTACTACTTATGACTTGTAACCTCCGCCTTTTGATTTATATTCTTTCGCTAACAACTGTGCTTTTCTAGCACTCCATTCACCTGGATCCCCACCTTTAGTTCCTGCCTTTATTTTTTCAAACAAAGACTTTCTCATTCCAGGTTTTGTATAATTACCAGCTTGATTTACTTTAGATTTAGTATTTTTCATAATCTATTTGTTATCATAAAACATTAAGTAAGAATCTTCTGTACTCCACTTCTCAAATCCTTCACAATTAAAGTACGTTTCATTAACTAAGTAATCTGGCTTTTCAGGAAATGACTTAGTAACAAATGAAGGCTCAGACCACTTTACTCTATTGTTTGGTTGTAGTGCTATCTGACCATTATCTAGTAATATGATGTGATGTGATTTATGCTCTAGTGGGTCTTCTGCTAAAGTAATATCTGTATTTATATCGTTAGATCCCCAATTTATAGTAGCGTAATAACTCCCCTTATACCAATTTTTATCTTTCATGTACACCTCAACTTGGGTATCATAAACATAAGAAAGTTGGGTTATCGTAAATCTGTAAGAAAAACAGTTCCAAATCTGCAAGACATGAAACGGAAGGTCTGGATTCGGAATCTCTGGTTCAGTCAGTAAGGCATGACTAGGTAACTTGTCACGCATAACTCCATTGTCTAAAAGAACTTGAAATAAAGCAGCTTGTCCAGGCATACATCTTACAGATATAATAACTCCTTCAGTAAACTCTCCAAATCCTTTTTTGAATTGATACATGTATTCGTTTCTAACAAATACTTTTAAAGGAAAAAAGTTATGTTCTATATATGCCATAGTTATTTAGGTCCAAATGATTCTAAATCAAATCCTGATAAATCGTCTTCAGAACTTTCAAAGTTCTTTGCAGGAAGCTGTTTTTGTCTTTGTTCGATGAGGTCTGATTGTCTAGTTGCCTGTAGGTCAACTCGTTTATCCTTAGCTTTTTCCTTATCTGCTTCTCGCTTCTTAAGTCCATCTACTTCTATCCCTTTTAGTTGCATATTGTACTGGAACTCAAGTTCCATTAATTGCTTCTTAAGTTCTACCTCCATTTGTAATTTCTGCATCTCTAACTGAATCTCAGTCTGCTTAACTTGAGACTTAACCTGAGCCTCAGCCTGAACCTTTTGAATTGCAGCATCGGCAGCAGCTTGTTGAGACATAGCGTTGTTATTGGCTTGCATCTGTGCAACTTGGTCTTCACGTTGTTGTTGTGCTACAAGTTTACGTTTGCGCTTAACTTTTAACAATTCATTTGCTACTTTAATGTTCTTAACATTTCTTATGTCTATTGCATCCTCAAGGTCAATAGCATCTCTCTGTAAGGCAATCTGAATATTTCTCTCTAGCATCTCCTTCTCGTCCATATCTGGATCAAGCTCGATGAAGATACCAAAGTCATATAGATACAAGTCCTTAACATCATTAAGTATTCTCATATTATACTTACCAATCTGCATTGCAAACTGATCTGCAAACGTAGCGTAGTTAAGTATGTCTGCTATTCTAATAGATACACATTCAGCAAGTCTCTTAACAATAGACATACTTGCCTCCATTACGTGTCTAGTTGCTGTATTGCTGTTCAATGCCGCTAACTTCTGAACACCAACAAGTGCGTCAGGATTTGGCATTGATCCATCACGAGCTTCATTAAGTCCAGTGACATCACGAATCATACTAAGGTAATGATTATAGCTTCCGATAAGTGCAGCAATCTTAGACTGACCGCTATTACTGTTTAATTCTTGAATAGGAACTCTAGCGTTATTAAACTCGCCATCACCAGTATAAGACCTACCAATAACGGAACCTGTCTGGAAGTATAACTTAAGTGCGTCCTCTGGATTGTAAGCCGCACCTGTTCCAAGGTCAACCTCATTCAGTCCATCCGCATCAATAAATACTCCGTCAGGAACAATCCTTGCTTGTACTTGCTGTAGTTTTAAATGTATTAACTGTATCTGGTCAGCAAATGGAATCATTCTCTTAACTAGTGAATCAATCTGCCCTTTATACATTCTAGGCGCAAACAATACATAGTTAGCGGTAGCTTTGTTAGATGCAGACTTAGGACGAACCATATTCTTACACATCTCCCACTGAAGTATAATATTAGTACCAGCTACAATTACACCTTCGTACCAAACTTCTTTGCTAACTTCCACCTTCTGGAACATCTCATTATCCTCTGGATTAAATGAGTCATCCTTTCTAATTACTTTAGACCCGCCATTATCTAAGTTCTTTTTCTTATATACAAACTTCTTGTCTGTCTTATAATTAAAATATAAAAGAGTAACTAACTCGTTAGAGAATATATCGTCTTGGTACTTATATATAACTGGGAATGCGTTATACCACGCACTTCCTGACTGTTGAATTTCTAACAATTCTTCATCACTGATGTCTGGCTTAATTTTCTTAAGCTCAGTAAAGTGCATCTGTTTAATTTCACCAAAGTAATAGCAGTCAGAGAAGTCTGGCTTTTCTGTATAACTGTAAATCATGTTCGCTGGATCAACGTACTCAACTGACACACCTTTTCCAGGATAGAAGCTATGCTTAACTGCACCAATACCAATCTCAGTCTGATCCTTATCTACCATCTTTCTAACAGTAGAGAAGTCATTCATCTCAAACACTGTATCAATAGCAATCTCTTCAGCTATCTCTATGGACGGCTTGTACTTAAGATTCATATAAAGAGATAACTCTTCATCGTTCTCAGGCAGCTCATCTGGATTAACGTTAAATGCATCAATGCCTAACTGGTCTTTTGCCTTCAGTAGTAAATCTTTAGACACCATATCTGCCTCAACCATGTCTTGAAACAAGTTCTTCTTTTCAGCAGACATTACATCTTGAGCTTGAGCCTTAACAGCATAAAGCCTATCAGACATTCCGTTGACAACTATGTCAACGAACTTAGGTATGATTGGGACAATATCCCAATTTAAATTAAGATACGATAGATCACCATCTACAGAAATCTCATTCTTATATTTTTGAATAGGTTGCTCTCCACGAGCATAAAGCCTAAGTTTATGAAACTGCCCAAACTGATCGTAGTATCTACAAGATCCTCCCTTACGCTTAAACCATTCATTTTCAATAGCTTTCCCGACTCTTAGTCCGTATTCCATTGTTGCCTTCTCTTGGTCAGAAGCTAACTGATTTGGAAATGGAGTACTGCTTATAATTATCTCTGGGATCTTCATTCTTTTATAATACTGCTATTATTTTGCGAGTTGTCGTATCTCGCAAATTTAATCATTATTTTCGACTTTTTGGTCTCTGTCTTGAATAGATGCTTACGTGTAGCCATTATTGCAAGACCAGAACTAATGGATGCATCAAACTTTGTTCTATTGTTTATATCGTATCTAGCCCAATCCTCAAGCGTTCTAGTGAAATACATATTTCCAATTAGGTCTGAATCTCTGTATGTCTCTTCCGTATCAAACCCTACGTACTGTTCTACATAAGACTCTATACATGCGGCATGGGTTTGCTTAATATCTTCAGATGTATTCGGTATACCACCAATCTCAATCTCAGTCTTACTTAACTGAGCAACATTCTTGTCGGGTCTATTCATAGAGAATCCTCTATAGCCTCTATTCTTAAAGTGGTACAGCATCCTTGCCTTGTTGTTCTCAGCTAATATCGGCATGCCATAAAATACACAAGCCATAAGAACTTCCTCAAAGAATATATCTGCCGTCTGAGGCCTCGCTACATACTCTAAGAAGAACATATTTGACGGAACCTCTGGATGTAAAGCTGTGCCAGTTAAGCCATGGAGTGCACCATTAGATCCACCGCCACCTACAACTCCAGATATGTCATAGGGGTCACATCCAAATGCGCCGAACTCCTCATTGCCTGGACATCGCTTCCCGTTTCTCATTACAACATTATTCCTCAAACTCTCTGGTGGAATCCATGACACAAGGAACCTACCTCGTGAGTCAGGGGTCCAAATAACCTCTGTATCTCTCTCTCCGTTTCTCCATGTAAAAGAACCTCTAGTAAGTACCCTGTCTCTTATAAGCGAGTCGTTATAATCTATCTGTTGGTATATCTTTGTGAGATTGAATAATGAATGCTTAGACTCATCTCTAAATGCATGAGACTCAGTTCTAGGATACTGCCTGTAGAATTCATTGAGTGCATCAGCATCATGCTTCAGTGCCTCAACCTCATTCTCCCAATATGTGACAGCACCTACCTTAATGTCTCTACCATCTATACCCATTATTGGAGTCTTTGGATTATCTATAACAGCAAAGCCGTATTCATCAATAAATCCCTCCATATTGTATTCCATCGGAATAAACAGAGAGTATAATCCACTTTTTGTCTGACCGTTAGCATTACGCTTATTAGGATCTGAATCATAATATAAATCTTTGAAGTTTTGTCCACCTTTAGCTAGTGCGTTAACAGTTGAACCCATCATGCACTTCCCGACTATCCTGCTACCTAATCGAAGACAAGTCTTAGTTACTCGCCAATTGTTTAATATGTTGTTTGGTACAAGCCATTTTCCAGATTCGTCATGAACTAGGTTTAGTAGCTTCTGACCATCATAAGAGTTGTCCGCAGTATTAAGCCAGTCAATTGTTGTGTCAAGTCCTAATATCTCATCAGTATCAGTCTCAGACATGTTCTTCTTTGTAATCTTCTTTGCAGGAACCCTAAACGATAACTCTGTCTTAGGATTATCCATACCATCTTGGATTGGCTTAAAGAAGAATGGGTAGTTCCTTACGATAGGAACAACCTTATTGATAAACATCTCCTTGGCATCAGCTCCTGTCTTTGATAGTATTCCTAGCTTCGCATCTTTAGATATAGTACCAATGTTTGCCGTCTCAGATGAAGACATAAATGAGAAACCACTACGTCTGTTCTTTAGGTAGCACATACCAAAACATCTATCGTCAGCCTTGCATGCCTCCCAAAATATATGGAAGATTCTATTTGATTCACGAAAGTCAGGAAGACCAACGTCAATCTTAGACCACTGCAAGTACATATAATGACTGCCAGTTATGTACGTAGGCTTGCCATTATTCATGAACCAATGTCCAAACTCCCTACTCTCAAACTCTTGCTGTATGTAATCTACCCACTTTACCTTGAACTCATTTGACTTTGAGTTCCACTCAAATATTGTCTTTATTCTACTAAGTTCTTGTGGATATTCTTTTGGCTCCCATTTGTTGTTACCTTTCGGTAAGTTACCTTTTGGTAAGTTTGGAAGACCTACCTTTAGTCCGTTAATCTCGTATATATCACCAAGACTTCCGTCCTTAGATATAACAACCATGTCGTACTTCTCATTGTAGCCATACTCCCAACTCTTAGTTCTTTTTACAGAGTTAGCTATGTAGTCTGGAAGGACGCTGTATAGACTCATTTCTTCTTTTCTTTAGCCATTGACTCAACAAAGCTAGTTGGTATCTCTGCTGCCTTTGCTTGTACAGCTGACATTCCATCAGCATTACTTAACTGCTCAACTCTCTCAAGCATATACAATGCGTCATCAAATGCAAGTCTCTTTGCAGCAGCTGCATTCTTCATCTTATCGGCTGACAATGAATCCTCTGGATTTGAAATAATTGGATCACGAAGAACACCTATGAGTTCATCTATCCCAACCATTGCGGCTTTTAGGATTTCTTCTCTCTTATTAGACATATATTTTGTGTTCTCATTCTGTACAACAATCTATCATCTATTCTGAACTCATATTCAGTCTCAGGACTAAAAACTACTTGGTCGCCTTCTTGGACGTTTTCTTGGTCGTTATTCTTGTAAACCATCGTCCCAAACAGTGCTTCGTTTATCTCTCCAGACAGTATATCTTTACCCTCTGACCTTATTGGCTCAACAAAACAGTATGGCGATGGTGCTTTCCAATCTCCATTAATTTTCTTATATAAGAACAGCTCCTCAGATGTTACTAAGAATGTATTGTCCTTCAAGAAAGACCAAGAGCTTTTCTCCATTCCTTTCATATCGTAATACAATCTAAATACGTTATGATGAACTATAACTATATCTCCTGCCTCTATTGGACCATTATAGTATAGAGGAGTAGACATAACAACACCTTGCCTGTTAGTAGTAGTATGATCTTCTTTGGATGTAGATGTTATCAATTCTACTCCGTCAATTTCTTTGGTGTTGCTATATCTTTTTCCCCCAACTGGTTGTACAATAAAGCAATATGGTGATTGCATTAGAAGTCTATTTTATATTCAATAGTGATTGGAACATTGGCATTCAATGATTTCCATTTTACGATTTCATCTTCCTTCTTGATATATATTACAATGTCAAGACCTTCGTATCGAATTGTATCTATAGTATAAGATTTATCTAACACCTGCTGTCCAACTACATAGTGCATAGCCTTTAGAAGATCCAATCCTATAGATATCTTCCTTATCATTTAAAAAGGCCTGATTGTGAATCTATGGTAACTTCACCATATTTAGCAACAAGTTCCTCTTGCAATTTATGCAAAGAGTTTTCAGTTGCGTCTAAAATATCTAAACTTCTTTTCTGGAATAGAGATGCGTCTGCCACTCTCCCCTTGGCATTTATATATGCCTCATTAAGACCCTTAAGTCTTTCAAACTCCTCTTCAGAGAGTCCTTTTTCTTTTGCCATTTTAATTTGATTTAATTAATAGTGTCGCAAATATAGTAGATTTTTGCGACAAAAACTAGTATACTCTAATTTCTATATATTGGTTTTGTATAATACTGTCTGTCAATACATCATTCTGATAAACATTAAACGTAACTACGTCTGAGCTTGTTTTTGTAAATGCAATCCTTACATCAGTCGCACTAACCGCAGACAGTCCTGCTATAGCTGTAGCGCTCCCAACAAATCCATTAACTAACGTAGCTGTATAAATACCTGTAGATGATCTTGCCCACACTAAATCACCTATTGTATTAGTCCCAACAATAGTAGGTACTGGAGCGTTAGTTCCTGTCTGGGTTATAAAAGCTCTATATACCTTGCATCCTGCAAGCTCTGCTACATCTCCAGCTGAAACATTCTTAGTAGCTCCGCTGATTCCGTCAGAGGCAAGTATTCTGTCATTTATTCTTACTGACTCTACTGAGTAGTTGTTAATTTCTCCCATAGCACAAAGATAATTAAAATTATCTACCTTGAGACTTGTATGCCTTCTTGTAGTTCTTGCTAGTCTTTAGCTTGCTAGTCTTTGTTTTAGAGTGAACGCCTGGCCTGCTGACCTTCTTCTTTTCAAGTTTCCCTACTTCTACTCTCTTACTCATGGCCTAAATGTTTTTACGTAATCCGCTAATCTGTTCAACCACCCTTTAAGAAATTTGCTATTCTTAGTTCCAGGTCGGCCAATGTATTCAAAGAACCTTTTTCTCTCTGCAACTAGCTCATCAAATAACTTCCGTGGCTCAATGCCGTTTGCCGCAGCAATAGTCCTGTTCCCAAGAATACCGTCCTTATCTACAGCAACTCCACAATTAATTATAGACTGCTGTAAAGACTTTACAGCCTGACTCTTTCCACTTCCCCAAGCCATTCCTGTCACAAATATTGCAACATTTTGTGACAAAAACTCATCACCCCTAACGGCATTCCAGTACAACGTCTTGAATACATTCCACCAGTCATCAGCTCCCATAGCAAAAAACCTAGCGTCATTATTCTTTCCGTACATACCTTTCCATACAGCATAAGTGATACCTATATTGGTATGCCATCCCGTAAGACCTTTATGTGGTGTAGGGCATGGGAACTTACTAGCTGAGTCAGCCTTATCTCTAGATAGACCTCCCTCCCATTTGTACACAAACTTTACGTATTTATCCATTAAATTCATAAACTTCTATTTAGTTTTATTAAAAAATATACAATAGCACAAAACATTAAGATCCACATAAGATTCTTTAAGAATGATACTGGGCTTGTCTTCTTCTTTCTTTTCTCTTCTGCCTTAACTTGTTTAGTTTCTTCTTTCTCTTGCACCTTAACTCTCTTAGTTTCTAGCTCATATAACTTACGAATGTGGCTCAATGAGTCTCTGTACATAAGTCTTTCTTGTCTAGACATCGGTACGTATACCTTTCTAGTTACAAGGTATGGCACACTGTCAAACACTGTCTCTATAAATCTAACCTCGTTGATTGTCTCGTCATATATAGTGTCAGTCTTATAGATATATCTATATGCCGTATCTACATCTATCTTTGCTCCTTTCGATAAAGCCTTCTGTATGTGCTTGTCTGCGATCTTTAAATGACGCTCTGCCGAGCAACTAGAAAATAAGACCATCATGACATATACGAATATGAACCAAATTATAGCAATAAGTATGTTTCTTTTCATGTTCATCTTGCAATCTTTTTACTCCAAGCGTCCGTAATTTTTATTCCAGTGGCGACAACAACAAGTGTCACCCACACATCGTACTTTAGTCCATTAAAGAAAAAGTCAAACATAGCCATAGACAGAGATAATGCCCATGCTGAGAACATAGTCATAGATGTCCTTGACCACTTACCGTCTTTCTTTAAAGTATCTTGTAAGATTTCTCTTAAGACTGCCATTCAATCTTAAGTTTGTCTGGCAGCACAGCTACCATGTGCTCTCTATTATGTTGCTTCTTAGATCCAATAGGTGTAGACTTAGCTGTAGCCCTCTCGTCTAAACAGTCATAAAGTCTCTCCTCAACGTCAGATAGTCTGGTATTCATCCAAAATAAACAGATGCATAATAGCCCTGTAACTCCGTGCTTTTTAACTGATTCTGCTATTGATACTGGATCCATGTTGCAAAGATAACAAATTAATTTATTGGTAGAATGGAGGTGTAGTAACTTCAAAATCTGTAGGCTCTCCTAATACTACTTTCAATGATTCATCAAAGGTGATGTAATAAAAGATAGGATTATTTAATTTAGCAGTTTCATATTCAACCCAATTCTGTGTAACGTCATCAGGAGATACGGGAATGCCGTAGTAAGTATCACAAGCCTCTCTCGCATCAATTGCTTCTTGCTCTGTACTGTATTTATATCCGTTTACTTCCATTAGTAGATTGAATAGAATGTGTTAATGTTAGTTTGAATTCCTGCTCTATTTGTCATTTGGTTACTATTCCACACTATAAATTCTTGCATATACATATTAGCCCTTCCTTGTGTTCCATTTCTATCAAACAAACTTACAGTAGTGCCAATACTAGTTCCTATATTTTGACCTCCATTAGTTACTGTTGTATTGTTCCCATATAACTTCCAGTCAGTTCCAGTCGTTGCTGATTTGGCAACTAATAATGATTGATTGTTATTTGAATAAGATGGAGAAAATGATGGCCCATTTTGATAAAAATCATAACCTCCAGATAATACATTAAATGCTCCGCCAAAACCAGCAACACTCCATAACCCAAAATTACCCGATGTACCTACTTTATCAACTACTGTAAAAATTGAAGTTGGATTTGTTAAAGACAATGTGCTATTTAACAATGTATCATTAGAACCATCCCCAAGTATAGCTGGTAAACCATTTACTAAATCTATGCTTCCTGCATTTACTATTCTTGGCTGATTAACTGCCGTTGCTTGAGTCGCATCTTTAGCATTCCCTGATTGGTCGTATGTAGTAACTACAAATCCATTATTAGCTCCTACAAATGAAGTTAATGCAGCTTCATCTAATCTGTTAAATGCGTTATATCCTATATCTTGTTCTGCGTTATCACTTGACCTTCTAACTCTAATTAGTGAACCAGTGTATGCAGTTCTTAATCTTCTTGCAGCAGAATAAGCTACCGCAGCACCTGAGTAGGTGTCAAGTGGCATTGCAAATGGAATAGGCACACCCACTTGTCTTGATAATGTAGTTTGGAATGTCTGTACCGCAGTGTATAAATTAGCTGCTTCAGTGTCTGATAGACCATCTCCAATTGAAGCTAAAGCGCACTCCCTTACTGAATATTGATTACCCCCACCAATATTTCTGGCTCCTAAATATAAAGCAGCATTTGCAGATATGGTGCTTGTAGCAGTATTTGTGCTTCCTAATTGACTTCCGTTTCTATATAACTTCTGAACATTATTTGCAGTTCTTGTATTTATAAATAATGAAGTTGTTGGGTCAACAGCAAAATTTAAAAAAGTATTTCCATTCCATTGTGTACTACGTTCTAAAGTTAAATAAGCACTTCCAGAACCTCCTCCCATATTGGCAGAATCAGTTAAATTTTGAGTTCTTGAATAGTAAGAAATATGGTTACTATTAAAAGATGCTAAAACTGTACTTGCGTTTAATTTAGTGTCAGCAAAAGCATTCGTACCATTAGGCAATGCTCCTGTACTTGAATGTGTCCACCCGCCATTAAATACTAATCTGTATGCTGCATCTAAATCACGAGCATCCATAAAGTTATACTTATGTTTTGCCGCAGTACCTCCCACCATTGGATACAAAGCCTTCATCTTAGCAGTCAGTCCATAGGTAGCCATATCACTCTCAAGTGTATTCAACGCACCTAAGATAGTCAAGTCCGTTTCTCCCGTAGCAGCTATCCACGCAGTAGTTAGTGTGCCGTAAGCACTACTCGTAGGTCTTGCCGTTATGCCGTGTGTACTTACAAACATCCTTACGTTGTTATATCACCTGCTAAATACCACTCGTCAGCACCTCTTTTAATAAGAGTAGCTAAACCATATTGTGCTGCTATCTTTGTTTTTCCACCACTTGAGCGTAATGTAACACCACCTGAAGGCACAATAGTAGTC